GACTTTGGCACCAGAGTTGATGTCATTTGCGCTATGGAAATGGCAGGTAAAATCTCCGAAGAGGATGCGTACCAAGAAATCAAGTCTCTTTGTAAAGAACTAAAACAGATTAGGAAATCTTATCGCAAGAATCACGAATCCTAATCGACGCTTGACGAAAATTCCAGTACATGCTACAATAAATATCTCGTTCAGCAATGGACGACGCGAGGTTAGTCGAAAACCTCCTTCATCTGCGGGTAACCATTCCGCAAGTAAATTCTAAAGGTAAACAACTATGATTAAATCTGTAATCGCAGCTGCCGCTGCTGCTCCTCTTTTCGCTGGCGCTGCCCTTGCAGGCCCCTACGTTAATGTAGAGGCGAACAGCGGTTGGACTGGTTCTAACTACGGTGGTACTGCCATCGACACCCATGTGGGCTACGAAGGTGCTCTGGGTGAGTCTGCTTCTTACTACGTCCAAGCTGGTGCTACCACCAAGCTCCCCGACGCTGGTACTGCTGACACCGTTCCTTCGGGTAAGGCAGGTCTGGGCGTTGCTCTGACCGATGACCTCGGCGCATACGGCGAAGTTTCGTTCGTTGGTTCGGGCGTTGCTGGTGTTGACCGTGGTTACGGCACCAAATTCGGTCTGAAGTATAGCTTCTGAACCGATAAATAAGTACGAGACCTTTCGTGCGGTCTCTACAAAAGTCGGAACACCCAATGGGACTCTTCGGAGTCCCTTTTTTATTCGTATAAGTATTAGTAAGTGTTGTTATTCACTCATGGACCTTAAAATTTACACACGCTCCCAGTGTTCTTTCTGTGAAAAACTGAAGACTGTTCTAACCATGAACAATATTGGTTTTACTGAGTACCGATTGGGTTCTCATTTCACCCGTGAACAATTTCTTGCAGAATTTGGTAAGAATTCCACCTTCCCAAGAGTCATCAAAGATGGTAAACTTATTGGTGGATGCACCGAAACTCTTCGCCTTCTCCTCAGCGAGGGAGTGATTAAAAAAGAACGTATCTAATGTGTTGATAAATACACATATGTAACGTTTGGGAGGGAGAGGTTTCCAATTACAAACAGTAACATACGGGGGAACCATGCTAGAAATCTTGACTGTGTTTGTTATTATTGGGGCATTCATATTGGGAGTGATTGGTACATGGTTGGCAAAAGGTTACGTTGAAGATTTTATCGAAAACGCTGCTTATGCTAAGTCAGTTACCCATCCCGAGATGCTCGATGAGAACGGTAACATCCTACACGATGATTTAATTTACCTCAGAACAGATTCACAATACTGGACTGAGTTTGAAGAAGACGATGACGAATGATTTGGAGTTTTAATCATGCCAAGAACATTAGATGCAAGCAATCCTCAACTTCTGGTGAGTGAGGTACTTCGTAAGGCGTCCAACGCCAAAACAAAAGCGGAGAAAATTGCCATCCTACAAAAACATAATCACCAGGCGTTGCGCTCTATCCTCATCTGGAATTTTGACGAGACTGTAATCTCGGCAATTCCTGAGGGTGAAGTTCCTTATACACCTAATGATGCACCCGAGGGTACAGAACATACCTCACTGTGGAAGGAAGCATCTAAGTTATACTATTACGTCAAAGGCGGTGCAGACAGACTCCCTTCATTGAAGAGGGAATCTATGTTCGTTCAACTTTTGGAGGGGCTGCATCAGTCTGACGCAGAAGTTATCTGTCTTGTTAAGGACAAGAAACTTCAAGATAAGTATCGAATTACATTAGCAGTAGTTAAAGAAGCATTTCCCCAGATTCAATGGGGAGGTCGCTCTTAATGTTCGATAAACAACAATTAGAAAACACAAGCAGGTACAGCGTCAGAGTCATAAAGGCAAACTGCAATATGTTTGACGCTGCAGATACTTCTTTACCAAGAAATTCTTATATTGTCACAGCAATACACTATGATGGCAGTATATGGTATGATATTGTTCAGGGAAAGTTGTCAGACATCTTTGATTTCTATCACGACAACCTTCCTGGATGCATTCAAAAGTATGAATGGACTGAAGGTAAAATTAATCCTAAACTATGGACGCCGCCAAAAGGAAAATGAGTATCTTTCTTACGCAACCTAATCCTGAGGTAGAGGAACCTACCCCAGAAGAACTTGCTGAGATAGAGCAGGAACAGAACAAAGCACTAGCAAGGAAAGCAACAGCCGAACTCCTAGGTTTTTTTGTCAAACCTGTGGTTATTATGCTATTATGGAACTGGTTGATGCCAGGACTATTCGGACTAGCAACTATAGGATACTTTAAGTCCCTAGGACTGTACGCTCTATCATCCCTGCTGTTTAAGAACACTAATGACTGAACAAATTAAACTTGTATCTGTAACCCCAAATGCAGAACAACTGATGGGGTACGTTGCTCGTGTGAGCAACCCTGCAAACCAGGAGAACCCTAAGGTTGCAGGTCTCTTGTCCTACTGCATCAAACATGGACACTGGAGCGTCTTTGAGCAGGCGTTCATGACCTTGGAAATTAATACCACCAGGGCAATCGCAGCTCAAATTTTGCGTCACCGTTCGTTCACCTATCAAGAATTTTCACAACGGTATGCTTCTACCAACCTCCTTGGTACTGACATCCCTCTACCTGAACTTCGTCGTCAAGATACGAAGAATCGTCAGAACTCCATCAATGACATCGATGAGTTGACCCAGGCACGCTTCCATGCAAAGATTGAAGAGCATTTCTATCAAGCACAACATCTTTACAATGAGATGCTAGAGGCTGGCATTGCAAAGGAATGTGCTAGAATGGTATTGCCACTCTCCGCTCCGACCAGAATCTACATGACGGGTTCAGTTCGGTCTTGGATTCATTACATCTCTTTGCGCTCTGCTAATGGAACTCAAAAAGAACACATGGATATTGCATTGGGTGCTAAGAGGGTCTTTACTTGCACGTTCCCAACCGTCGCTACTGCACTGGACTGGCGTTGTCCTGATGACGACTGTCGGTGTGAAGAAATCGAATCAATCCAACCCTCGCTTAGAATAGACTAATGCCTTCTTACCCTGTAATAAATAAGACCACAGGAGAGAAACAAACTCTCTACATGAGTATGTCAGAATACTCTGCATGGCGTGAATCCAATCCCGATTGGGATAAAGACTGGATGGAAGGATGCGGTGGGGTAACCTACGGCAAACCCAAACAGGACCAAGGTTTCAAAGAAGTTATGCAAAAAGTACAGTCGGAGCATCCTCGCGCAAATCTGAGTCGATTCACCTAAACTATGGCAAGAGCACGTAAGCGCAACACATCCTCACCCCCAGTCCCCCCAGGTATGTCTGCAAAACAAATCCGAAGGAAGAAACCCATTGACAGTTCGTATCTAACTGCTGTCAATCCTGTCACTCCTAACCAGGAGGTTGCGTTCCAACAGTATGCTCTCGGACAGAACCTTCTTCTCCATGGTGCTGCTGGTACTGGTAAAACTTTTATTAGTCTCTACATGGCACTTCAAGAAGTGCTTGACGAGAATACACCTTACGATAAAATTTACATCGTAAGGTCTCTTGTACCTACCAGAGAGATTGGTTTCCTTCCTGGAGACCACGAAGACAAGTCTGCTTTGTATCAGATTCCGTATAAGAACATGGTTCGATACATGTTCAGTATGCCTGATGACAATTCTTTCGACATGCTTTATGATAATCTTCGAGCACAAGAAACTATTTCTTTTTGGAGTACTTCTTTTATCCGTGGAGTCACTCTTGATAATGCGATTGTTATTGTTGATGAATTTTCCAACCTGAACTTCCACGAACTTGATTCTATGATTACTCGCATTGGCGAGGACTCCAAGATTATTTTCTGTGGTGATATCACTCAGTCTGACTTGGTGAAAGAGAATGAGAAGACAGGTATCCACGACTTCATTCGTATCCTCCAGTCCATGAAAGAGTTTTCATGCATCGAGTTTGATGTTGAAGACATTGTTCGTTCTGGTCTTGTTAAATCCTATCTGCTTGCTAAGTACAGCCTTAATTTGTGATGTTTGAATTTGCTACTGTTCCCCATCTCCCTTCAGAACCTCAGGTTGTGGAGAAAGATGGGAAGCGTTTATATAAATTTCCGACTCACAATAAATATTATCCAAGTGTTACCACTGTCACTGGTATCCACTCCAAGAAATCAATTATGGAATGGAGACAACGTGTTGGTGAAGACACTGCAAACAAAATCAGTTCACGAGCAACCTCGCGTGGAAACGCATTTCATGCTATAGTAGAAGAGTATTTCAAAGGTACTCTAGACCTACAGAAATATAGCAACAACCCTCTCGCTCAAAACCTGTTTCGGTGTGCTAAGACTACTCTTAATCGGATTTCTGACATACATTGTTTGGAAACCCCTCTCTACTCTGACCTCTTCTGTCTTGCTGGTCGCGTGGACTGCATTGCTCGTTTCGATAATGAGCTTGCTGTCATAGACTTCAAGACCTCTACGAAAGAAAAGAAGGAGTCATGGATTGAGAACTATTTCGTTCAAGAGACCGCTTATGCCGCCATGTTTTATGAACTAACAGGTATTAAGGTAAAGAAAATTGTCACACTCATTGCCACTGAAGAGGGCTCTACTCAAATTATTCAGAAGTACAATATTGATGACTATCTACAAGTACTTAAACGTTACATCCGAGAGTACAATGCCCAAAACTGAAGACCCATCAGCAAAGTTCCTCACAACGGCAAAGTTCTCGGAAGCAATCGAAAACCTTGTTAAGGAATCCAACGGTCTCCTCAATTACATTGAGGCGGTGGTAACCTATTGTGAGGAGAACGATATTGAACTAGACAATATCAATAAACTCCTCTCTAAACCATTGAAAGAACGCATCAAGTTTGATGCTGCTAGACTGAACTACATTAAACCCTCAAGCAAAGGCATCCTCCCACTATGACTGGTTACGAAGTGTACCAAACCTACCTCGCTGTAAGGTCACACTTCACACGTCCAGAGTACGACTTCTTCAAGTTTCGGGGGAAGACTAAGGCATCCGTTTCCTCTTTTGAGAAGAGGAAGGATGTCTATTTCTTTAAGAAACTGGCGTCTAAACTCACGACCAGGGATGATGTCCTTTACTACATGGTATCCAACTTTATTTCTGACAACAAAGGATACATTAGAAGTTTCTCTCACGATGTCTATGCCAAGTGGAAGGCGAAGCAAGAGTCATTCACTTATAAATTTATACAGGACATCGACAACCTCCTCAATGCTATTGAAGCACCTTACGAACAAAACTTTGATATAATCTTCAATGCTGAGAAGGGAAGACACCCTATTTTACTAAGAAAATATTTTGGTCAGGAAGTTAGCCTTGAAACTCTAGTTGTTTTGGAGCACTGCCTTGGATTTGTGCAAAGGTTTGACAAGGAATTGTCTGACCCCATTTGGACAGAGACTAGAAACGTTGTTGTGAAATATCAACCCTTCCTGAATATTGATTGTAAGAAATATAAGAAGGTCATTTTAGAAACGGTGCAGAAAAAACTATGAGTTTTTTTAAGTCGGAGGTTGTACAAAAAAACCTCCAAGAAATTTTTGAAACCTACCAAGAAATATCTTCGTCACAATACTGGTTGCCCAGGATGACGCAGAAAGAACGGGTAGACCACATTGAAAGAACAAGAGAACTAATTGATAAACAGAAGTTATTTTATTTCAGACTCACTCTTGCCGCGAACGAGGGAGACAAAGAAGCAGCAGAGATGAAAGACCGCATCACACAGTTGGTTCAGACCTTCGGGTACAAGGACCTACCACATTGTCTTGAATCCCTGTTAGAGACCCTGGAGCGGGCACTAGGGGGTGCTTGACCCCTTATACATACTATGCTATGATACCTCTGTCGAGTGCAGGGGGTCTTGCACAGACCAAATCCTAACCTAATACGTACACACATGTCTTTCGCATCTCTTAAGAAACAATCCAATTCCATCTTCGACAAACTGAATCAAGAACTTGAGAAGCAATCTACTGCTTCCAAGGGAGGCGCTGATGACCGTCTCTGGAAACCCGAACTGGACAAGTCTGGTAACGGGTATGCCGTCATCCGATTCCTGCCTGCTCCTGAGGGTGAAGACCTCCCTTGGGCAAAGATTTGGAGTCACGCTTTCCAAGACAAAGGTGGTTGGTACATCGAGAATTCCCTTACCACTATCGGTAAGAAGGACCCTGTTGGTGAACTGAACCGTGAACTGTGGAACAGCGGTAACAAGAGCGACCAAGAAGTCGCACGTAAGCAGAAGCGTAAGCTCTCTTACTACAGTAACATCTATGTTGTGAGCGACCCTGCTCACCCTGAGAACGAAGGCAAGGTCTTCCTCTACAAGTTTGGCAAGAAAATCTTTGACAAGCTGATGGAAGCAATGCAACCTGCTTTCGCTGACGAGACCCCCATCAATCCTTTTGATTTCTGGGAAGGTGCCGACTTCAAACTGAAGATTCGGAAGGTTGAAGGTTTCTGGAACTACGACAAGTCTGAGTTCGCTGGTACTTCTACCCTTGGTGGTTTTGATGACAGTGAACTGGAGAAGATTTACAAGCAAGAGTATTCGCTTGCAGACTTCACTGCACCTAGCAACTTTAAGACCTATGAAGAACTGGAGAACCGCCTGAACATTGTTCTGGGTAAGGTTGCTTCTGCTCCTCGCATTGACCGTGAGACCATGGAAGATGAGGAGTCTGACTTCTCTGCTCCTGAGTCTAACAAACCTGAGTGGGGTCAAGAGGTTTCTGAGTTCCGTCAGAAGGTTGCTGCATCTCCTGTGTCCTCGTCTGATGATGACGACACCTTGTCTTATTTCGCTCGCCTTGCTGAGGAGGATAACTGATGGCTGCCCGTGGTACTACCATCTCCATGTATTTTGGAGAGAAGCATACCGATACTCTGAAACGACTTGACTCTCTGGCAGATGAATACCGTCTGTCTCGTACTCAAGTCATTGAGTTTCTTCTTCGTCACTACGAAAAGACTACACCCATTGCACAATCCTTTGCTATTAAATAACGAGGAAGACTGATGGGTGAAGCAGTACACGCTTGGAACACCATGACCTATGCTGAGGGAGCACTATTCTCCCTCTGGGTTATCGGAATGTACTATATAAAGTTACGAATGGATAGGAGATTCGGACGATGAAATTTGCATTCGCTGCTCTGATGATGCTCTCTGCTCTGCCTGTTAGTGCAGAGAGTATTGGTGACCGTAGTAATCGCCAAGCATACGAATCCCAAGGAGGTTATGCTCGTGAGGAAAAGTGTTATCGGAATGAATATCGTGAAGAGTATGTTCCTGGCACGTCATCTTCTCCTGGATATGTGAAGTCACACAGAGAGCGAGTTGCAGTTCCTTGTCAGCGTTATCATGCTCCGCAAAAACCGCATCAAGAAGACAGTAATTCCTGCATTGAAGGTTCTATTCTTGGAGGAATTGCTGGTGGTGGAGCAGGTGCTGCACTGTCCAGAGGTAATGGACGTTACTGGGCAATCCCTCTTGGCATCGTAGGTGGTGCCATGGTTGGATGCCAAATTGATGGGGGTTGATTAGACCCCCCCAAACCAAAATCGACCTTAGGTTACCAGGAAAGCGGAAAAAAAATCCCGCCAAAAAATGGGTCCCTAAGGTTTTTTAGTATCCGTAACCACTGCTACCAGAACTTGAAGAAGAGCTGGAAGAAGAACTTGAAGACGAACTACTAGAAGTGCTAGTAGTGCTGGTGGTCGTAGTTGTGGTGCTGCTAGACTCACTGACCGCAGTTGTTGCTGCTGTTGTACTTGCACCAGTGTAACTTACAACTGTTGTGCCTGCTCCCGCTGTATTTCTACCTGTGTATGCTGCAATATCATCTTTGTGTCTAGCACTAAAGGAACCACTCTTAGATTGTAGAGCACCGACGAAGTAATCGATGATATCAATCGGATTTGTTTTTTCTTTAGAACTTTCAGTGTACTGGTCCTCATCATAGGAAACGAGGTCGTCAAATTCTCTCTTGAATTGTTCAATCAGTTCACTACGAGGTAAGAAAATTTGCCTCTTCAGTTCATTGAGATAGTATTCATGTTCATAGTTTGAGATTGGTTCTCTAGACCCAGCAAATGAGTATGTTCTGTTGTTTGCAGTGACTACCCAGTCATCATTTACCCAAACACCAGCAGGAACAATCACGTTACCACTAACGTCATCTACAATTTCAATACTTTCGTAATGGTGTACACCATCAGTAGCACCACTCAGAGCATATTTTTCTTCCACCATTCTTTGCAGTTGTGCCCTGCTTAGAGGCCAGTCTCTCCAGACATCATAGATTTCATTTGTTAGGAGGATTACCCAATCAAGGTCCTCGTCACCGTATGCACGGTAAGCAATCTGCCAAGGGAGTTCTCCATCTTCAATTTCATATGCCTCAAAGACCTGAGTGTATCTCAACAGGTCTTCTCTTGCACGAACACGTCTGAAGAGGTTCTTGACAGAAATCTGTTGAAGTCTTCTGTCAAGACGATTTACTCTGTGAGCAATCTGTACGTTTGGTAGGTAAGAGAAGTACTGCATTAGTAACCTGCTACTGCTTTCTGTGCTGTCATGATAGAGGATTCTGTAAATGATACAGACATGTTGACGGCAGGTACGAATACTTTATCTGCTCGTCTGCCCTCTGGAGTTTCACCTTCCATACCCTGTCCAGTAGGACTGATAGCAACGTATTGACCATCGGGGGTATAGTTCACGCTCAAGTTTGTTAATACACAAAGGTCCATTTTGAAGTGAGGTAGTTCTATAAGTTTACCTCCATTCTCTGCCATTCTATGGAATGAGATAAGAAATCTATTTGGCACAGTCAAGAACCTGTCTGCCGATACATTATTTGAGAAGTTAGCTGCGGCAGCGCCTATGCTGCTCCCAGAATCATCAGCTCCAGAAAAACTGGGGAGTGAGTTGACCTTCATCAGGGTGATGATGCTTTGAATTACCTTTGCTTCTTGGGAATTGCGAGCAACCATCTTAAAGTCAAAGGAGAATGTTCTAAATCCAATTCCAGAAAAGACTTGTTCTTGGAATGGGTTAAAAATTTTACCTGCGGCGATAGACATTAGTGTATTGCCGTCAATATTAGCACCACCAAGACCAAGAGCAGAGTTGATATTAGTTCCAAGACTTGCAATGGTGTTATAAATCATTTCACCACCAGCATTGCCTGCAAATGATTGAAGTTCATCTGCAATGCTAGATGCAGACCCATCTCCACCCAAGGCACCAGCAATAGCACCACCCATCAACCCAATATTTTGCTGATTATATTGAGGTGAGTAAGTTACGCTTAAGTTATTGGGCATGTAGAGAAAAATCGCTGGTCCCGATTTTTGTCTGTTGCCGTAGTCCTTGTTATCTCTGAGAGCGCGGTTAAATCTGCCTGCGTTTTGTACGTTATAGTTCGTTGAGTAGGCTTGAAATTTTATATAATCTATATGACCTGTGGGGAACATATTTCCTGGGTCTTCACTAGCGCCGCCAGGTACAGGGACCGAATACGGATATCTTAGGATTGATTCGGACATGTATTGGTCACCTAAATAGAGTATGTGCCAGTATTTTTATTTATGAGGTATCAGGGACGCTATACCCCGTCGTTTCCACATAAGTACAAAGGTGACTGGAGGAATGTAATTTATCGCTCCTCTTGGGAGTACAAGTTTATGAAATGGTGTGATGTCACACCATCTGTGCAAGAATGGGGCAGTGAAGAGATTATCATTCCCTACATATCCCCTGTCGATGGTAAAAGGCACCGTTACTTCCCAGATTTTTACATTAAAGTAGAAGGTAGGAAGTATATGATTGAGGTCAAACCGTTTAAGCAAACGATGGAACCTCAAACACAAAAAAGATTGACTAAAAGATATATAAATGAAGTAGTGACGTGGAGTGTTAACCAAGCAAAGTGGAAAGCAGCACGAGAGTTCTGTAAAGATAATGGTTGGGAATTCAAACTTATAACTGAAAAGGAACTTAAGGTCTGATGGCAACTAACTCAGAATACGATAAGCAGAATAGTGTACAAAACTTTATCTCTACGATAAAGAAGAATTCAATGCACCCTACGGGGAGCAATCTGTATGCTGTCGAATTTGGTCAAGTGCCTATCCTTGCCAACTCTCCACATAAATGGTTGAATCCAAATAGTGCAGGGAGTGAAATGAAAGAACTCCTTTCCTATTTCGCTACAGAGATTTCAACCCCGAGTAGAAATATCAACACCTCGAACCAGAACGCTGTTGGTACGATGTATCGCTACGGTACTAGCACATCGTTCAGTTCATTTAACATTCAGTTTATTCTTCCCAAGAGTATGCTGACACTCACCTTATTTGAACGGTGGATGCAGTATATCTCCAATGATGCTAACCAGTACGCTGGTTTCTATGATGAGTATTGCTGCCCTGCAATGCGGATTTATAAAATGGAAAGAGGTGGCGGTGGGTATCAAATGCGACCGTCAAGCGAGAAGAACTTGCGCTATAGTATACCTCTAAGTAATGGTAGATGGTTCTCCCAGAGAGCTGGTGTACCACAGTACAACTCTGTCAGTGGATACTGGTATCTTAAGAACGTATTCCCGTTCAATGTCAGTACTTTTACACTTAGTAACGGACCCACACAATTGGTCCAAATTAATGTACAATTCTATTATGAGAGATATCGTTGGATTAGCATTATCGATGGTGGTACTGCCGCAACGCTTCTAAAAAAACTACACAAGGTTCTCTCAATGAGATGAAGTTTGATGCTAATTTCTACACAGAGAATAGTCCAGACTTTGTGACTGCATTTAACATTGATGCATCTGTATTCTCACAACCCATTTCCAGTTTCTCTGGTGTAGACTGGTCAAACGCAACCGAGTTCTCTCTTGGTGCAGACATCCCATCCTTTGGTGCCAATGTTTTTGGCAACTAAATAATTTTGCTTCACCCCCTTTCATCATGCATTACAAACCATACTCACCTGAGTGGCATAGGTATCGCTACCTTAAAGAAGCTATCGATAAGTACCTTGACGACGGGGTGGACCCT